TCCGTTTAATTCAAAAGTTGTAGCTGTTGTGTTTTGAAACTTAATAGCTATGTATTTACCTGTGGCTCTAGCATCTACTTTATTCTGTGTGTTAGGGTCAATGCTTTGCTGTGTATTGTAAGTGTATGTTCCGTTAGGACTCATTGAACTACCAACAAATATTTCACAACTCCCTGTTCCAGCTATCTTTGGAGTTATTTTTCTAACTTGTTTTACAGTATTAGCATTTCCATCTAGCGTTAATCCTTTTCTTTCTAAAATCATCGTAAAGTTGCTGCCAGCAAAATCAAACCCATTGTCTCCTCTGTAAAATTTTGTATCAGCCGTTCCTGCCATCAATATTGAGGTTTCTGTTGGGTTAAACTGTCTTTGCCCCCAAGAATCAGAAGTGCTGTAAGCTACCCAACTTTGAGATTGTCCTGACCATACTGCAGTTGATGCACCTGGATTTACTATACCTGTTGCTATGTGCAAAATATCAGGCAAGTCTCTAAAACTAAAAGAGTTTGTTTTATGATTCCAAACCAACGCTTTGTTGCAATGAACAGAACCTACTGTTGGATAACAAACCCATATTTCATCTTTTTGTTTGTTGTTTGTAACAAATATATTTGCATAATTGGTGCTGTCTAATTCATTGAAAAGAGTTCTTTTAACAAAATTAGTAGCAACAGAGTCTTTAGTTACTCCGTTGTGCACAATCAAGTCTCCATTTGTTACTACAAAATGTTTTCCATTAAACTCTGTAACACAGTTTCTTGATAATATGCCTGTATCGTTAAATAATTTTTGAAAGCTAAAAACAAGATTGCCTCCAATATAATTCATTAACCATGTACTTCTTTCTTTGTATATAACAAAAACTTTGTTTAAAGGAAAACCATCAACAATAAAGTCTCCTTCATCGCCTATCGTGTTTGTACCAGCATCATTAGTAGCTGCCGCTGCCCAAACTGTAGGAGAACCTGTTGTTGCATCAGACCATTTAACTCTATTTGGAAAATTAGTGGATGATTCTGTAGTGTTCAAAGCTATTGCATAATTTCCATAAGGTCTTATGGATTTACAAAGCGGACAATTAGCCAAGTCAATAAATTTGGTAGTTGATGGATTCCATATTTGAACTTCATCAATTCCGTTGTTGAGCATTGGCAATCCATTAAAAATAGAACCTACCCAGTTTCCTGTGCTTACTAAATTTGTTGCGTAATCACCGCCTGATGCTCTTGTTACATCTGTATTGTTGGTGCCATCAGTTCTGTAAATTTTAGCAGTGCCAGCATAAAACCAATAGTTTGTTGTTCCTGTTAAATTAATTAAAAAATATGGTGCAACTGCTGGTGCAGTAAACACACTGTCATGCCCTAAAAACTTTTTTGCTGCACTATTTTCAAATCTAACATTTTGAGTATGTGAAAAAACCTCGTTAGGCAAAGCCGTATCATTAATATCTTTTGCCATTCCTTGTGGTGGTCCTGCTTGAAATATTGCCATTACGCAGTTCTTCTCCACATATATGCAACGATGTATGGTTGCAAGTTATTGTGTGCTCCACCGCCACCTGTAGCATTTGTTGTCATTGTTAATGAAGGGTCTGTATTATCAGATGCTGATGGTATGCTTTGTAATTCATCTTCACCATTACCTCTCAATGAAGATGTATGAGTATGTGATGGCATTTCAGCAACAGTTAAAGTGTGTGTTTTAGCACCACCAGTTTCTTGTGCTGTATCAAAATCACTGTCTGATGCGTTTAGACCTACTATAACTCGACCAGCTCCAAAAGCGACCCAAGTTCCAAACCCTAACAGAGTTGCAGGGTTAGTAGCTACTGCTGCATTTATGTATATACTGCCTACAGGATAAACTGTTTCTATTGCTGTTAATGTTCCAGCAGAACTGGTTACAGTTCCTGATACAGTTAGGTTTCTCATTCCTGTAGAATCTTTGTTAGCATCTACTGTTACTGCTTTTGATGCTTCTGCGGTACCTAATGTAGCAATATCGACATAATTTAATTCTGTTGTATTTGCTGTAACCCCATCTAATAAATTCAATTCTGTATGTGTAGAGGAAACTGCACCACTAACACTAGGAAATGTTGCTTTAACTGTAGATTTTATTAATCTTATATGGTCATCGCCTTCATTTACAGCATCGCCTGCCGCTGGGTTTGAGCTATTTAAATCTGATATATATGTTCCTGTTTCTAATCCCATTTAATTTTCTCCTATATTGCTAGTGCTATCGTTCCGTTAGTACCTACCATTGGCATTTCAGCAAAAGCTAAATAATAATAAACTACATTTTCACTGTTGCAAAAACTAGATGTTGTTGAACATCTAAATCCAGTGCTTGTAAAGGTTACAGTAGCACTTGTTTGAGAAGTATTACTACTATATCTTACATTCCTTGTTCTTTCGCCACCAATACCATAACCTGTTAAACCTGATATTTTTGCACACCAATCATCTCCTGTTGTTGTCGAATGAATCAATACATATTTTGGTCTAAATCCACAATAAACATAGGCACCTTTGGCAGTACCTTGACCCTCATAAAATCCAACTTTACTAAACCCTTGCACTTCTGCAAAACAATATGCAACATGTGCTTGAGTATTACCACTTACCATATTACTACTACCAACACTAAATACTGTTGAAGTTGGTGCAGTATCATTCCATTTATCTGTTCCTGTTTGTAAATTTGAACCACCATTTGCAAATTGACTATTATATGTTTCAGGGTCTGATACATAATTTGTACTCATATTTAATATTACACCTCTATCAGCTATTGCTGTATTTTTTACAAAAATAGCTTTAGGAGCAACACCTAAACCATGCCCTACTGTTGTAGCAGCTCCCCCACCTGTGTAAGTTACAATAGAAAATCCAGCTGTAGTATTTGCTTGTACAACAGATGCAGTAGCACCATCTGAATTAGCTGATGTTGTTCCACCATTTGCTTTCCAACAAGCTCCTACATAACTATCACTTGCATCATTAGTGTTTGCTAAATTTCCAGTCAAAGTAAATCCATCTGAAGTATAACTTGCTACATAATTAGTAGTATCGTTTGCATTGTTGCCACTAGGAATCCAATTAAATCCTATGCCTTTACTAGAGTCGTTAAAAACTGGGTGTCCTGAACCACTATAGTTTTTAATCCAAAGAGCATCAGGTTTAAAACCCATGCCAGTAATTGTTGTTGTGCTATCACTACCTGTCCATGTAGGACAGTCAAAGTGGTCTGATGATTTTGCTATTGTTGTAAATGCCATGTTATT